AGAGGAACAAAAGACTTAGACCAAATCTTTTTAGCTGCACCAACATCTTTATAAGCCATAAGCTCTTTCATAGAGTCTGCAGTTTGAAACTGGTTGGCATTAGTTCTTGATTTAATTACTTGGTCAAAATTTTCTGGTTTCAACTTGGGAGAAAATTTACCTACCAATTTGAAGGTTCTAACCATGCCCACGCGAAAGAGATCAAAGAAAATATTTTCAACGGTGCCTTGAAAATCAATTTCTCGATTCCACGTATCATAGAATAGTTTAATATCAGGATCGTCTACATCATTTTTAAAACCCTTAGAGGCAAAATTAGTAAGAGTATCAATAACAGTTCCGTAGTAATTTTTAGTCTTATAAAAATTAATTGCCTTTTGGTAAAGCTTGTCGGGCTTAAGCCTAAGGGGGTGTCCTTCAGGGATTAAGAGATCTAAGTCTACTCTACGAATAAAGTCCCTAGAGATAACTCGCCCACCCTCATGATATCTCAATGCAGAAGGTTCGCCATCTTTCCCAGTTAGGTAAGCCAATTCTTTAAAATTTCGACCCTGCGGGCCTATATCAATCTCCATTGTGTGTACGCCAGGACTAACTTCTTCGTGAGAGAGAACTTTAGAGTTCTCTAAATCTTTGTTAATCTTGTCCTTTACTTCGTTAGACATTTAATTTCCTCTCCGTTAGCGCTTGGGCTTTTTAGGAACTGGTTTAAGTACTGCTATGGGGCTAGTAAGTATCGTCCGCTTCTGAAAGGTTTGCCGCAACATCTTCTCCCTGTAGGCCTCTGGGTCATTGGCCATCTCTATTTTATCGCGAATTATCTGAGGGATGGTCGGGTCTTCATAGGTGGCAGACTCAAAACCTGCGGGAAGCTTAGGGCCTTCCCTAGTCCGTGTTACGCCACCGTGATGAATGATACTTTCCGGCATTTCCTCTGCCCATAACAAATCGTATACACAACGACCAGCTAACATAAAAGCCGTATATAAATCCTTCTTTTCCTTACCATGTCCTCCCCCCTTAGGAACATCGAAATGGATCTTCCCCGTGGGGGTCTCTGTCATAACAATCGTCTGCATCTGTTGCTGCATTGTACGGATAACATCCCATGATTCCTGCTGGGCCATAGTGGTTTCTTCACTAGACGGAACAACAGGAAACAAGAGGTCTTTGTGTTCCAATAAACGTAAGCAACAGAAGTTAGAATCCGAAATGAAATCTGTACCAAAATTACACATCTTCAAAAGAAAACGGCCAGACTTCAACTGATGAACTTCATCCTCCGGATCAAGGATGGGTCCTTCTCTGTGGTTTCGATTGTTTTCTGCTAGGATATCTTTTATGGCGTGACCGCCTCCCTGAGAATCCATATAGATCTTTGTGACATTAAAAGCATCGCAGAGATGTTCTATGAGTTCAGCCATTCTAGGGAAGGGTTGTTTTTGAAGTTCAAGAGCATGAACTATTTTGGCGGGTTGTCCCAACTCAGCAACTGTGATCGCAAAAGAGTCTTCAGTCCTGGCGGGATCTATACCTAAAATATAAGCTTTTCCGTCCTCTCCCGCAACCCGAGTTGTGAACTCACGAGATTTGCAGGCTTCGATTAGAGAAGCTTTATAAAATCCATCAGTGTCCGGAATAAAGGCTGCCTCATATTCCATTTGAAATTCGAGGCTAGACATTTCCCTTTTTGCAGACTCAATATTATCTTTGTCTAAAAACCCTTCGGGCAATAGTTGGTAAGGGACCCGAAAAACAGCATACTTGTCATTACCCCTTCTCATTTCGTCTCGATAGATGCAATAAAGAGAGTACATATGGTTGAACGTAAAATAACCAGACGACGTAATTATGATCTGGTTAGCTACTCGACTGGCATCAATTTCCTCTTGTGTAATTAATCCTCTCTCCAATAGTTCCTTTTGTCGAGCTATGCGTTCTACGTTTTCCATAGGATCAGCTACGGTAGCTGCCATCGGACGAATAACCATATTGAAAATGTCTTCGGGAATATGAGGAAACTCATCGCAGATGATAGAGAAGAAACGAGAACCTCTAATCTTACTACCGTCTCCTAGAGGAACTGCTTGAATCAAGGAACCAACTTTGCCTGCTACAGCTTTAAACTGAATGTAACAGTTATCGGACTGGTGAGTGGGCTTTCGTGTAGTAGCACTCTGTAGGATAGGGGATCGTTGCCAAAGTCTATTGCATTCATCGAAGATGAACTTAGACTGGCGGAAGGTGGGGGCCAGCAAACCAACGCGGTAACCAGGAAATAGAAGACACTTAAGACAGGCAAACACAGCATTAATAAAAGTCTTACCTGATCCACGACACATGATGGCCATGACATAGTTCTTAAACCACATAGACCGCAAGACTACCTTTTGCACGTCAGAAAGTTTGACATTTAAAAGGTCTTTTGCGGCTATTTCAGGGTAGTCTCTATAGAATTGAACTAACCCGTGAGACTGTGAGAGAAACTCCGGATCTTCTAATTGCAATTATCAGTACCCGTCCTCTTCCAGAACTTTATCGAGTTTCGCTTTAGCTACCTCTTCTTCTTTAAGCAGGCTTTCTACTCGTTCCTCATCGGCCTTCTTCGTAGCTGCATCATAATTGACTACGAGATCTACGATAGAAATATCCTGCCCCATTCTGGAATCCTTGCGGTCAACTCTACGGGAAGCTAAATTCTCTTTTGCTGATTGTTTGCGTTTATAGATCTTTTCGAGAAATTGACTAGAAGCAACCAAGACCCCTGGATCGTTTTTAGTAGCATGCAGAACTCGCATCTCTAAAATATCAGCTTTGGCAATTTCAAAGATGTCGTCTACGTCAGAAGCGGTTGGTTCTTCGTTTTTAAAATCTGACAGGAACTGGGTTACAATCCCGGTAAATCTTGTCTTTTCTATAGGGGTAAAAATTCCCCTTTTAGGAATAAGCTTTTTGACCAACTCCGGGCTGAGCTTTCGTCCCCTAACTATCTCTGCGGCTTGGATGTCATCGGCCTCGTCGGTCTCATCATCAATAACTTCAGGGGTAACTGTTTCAAAGTTCGGCCTATCGTCTTTATATTGTTTTAAATTCTTGCGACTGTTAGGGTTATTGTACTTTTTAGACTTAGGATCGTCTGTAGCTAACTTCTTTAGTTCTTCAGCGTCTACCTCTATTTTATCTTTATCCTCTGGCATCCTAAGTCACCCTCCTAACAACAAAAAAGGGGAAGCCTGTAGACAAGTTACCCCCTACAAATAAGGAAGTAAGTTAATTAAAGCTAGGGTTATTCCTATCTAATTCCATAAGTTATGAATTGATAGTTGCAAATCTGCGGAGAAAAGACGCCGCGTCGACCAGAGCAATCATGGCGTCCTCGGCTGCGAAATAGGAACTACTGGAGTATTCGTAGGTCAAAGAGTTGTGGAGAGGGGCAGACTCTATATACCGCCGGATATCTGTCAATTCTTTTTCTGACTTGATATCTTGCATAGCAAAGAGCAGATCCTCTTGATTTTGTTCAAAAAATTCTTCCTGGTCTGGATATTCAGCTTTAAGTGCATTATATCGTTCTAAGCATTTGGCATCCAGATTAAACATGCTCTCGGACAAACGGTCTTTGTGGTCTGGTGTTTTGTTTTTTCCAGACATACTGCGGCTAATCTTAGAGCGGGTACCCAACTCTTGTTTGGTACCTAAATGCGATTGTCTAATCTTTTCAATGGTTTCAGCCGAGTGTTTGAACCCGGGCTTTCGTCCTTGTTTCATATCCTCTTTAACTAAATATCCTGAATCTCTGTATTTTGTAGTTCGCTCTTCCGTTCAACCTGATCCTCATGATAAACCATATCAACACCAGATTGTCCGAGAAGTTTTGCGCCGATTTTTACTCGGATAACTTCGCCGTCGACCTCGGTCACTTTTGCTTCAAAGCCCGTGAACGGGCCCGTCAGCAGCAGGACCGTGTCTTCTTTGGCGAATTTACTCTCCTTAATCTCGGTCATCAGCTTCCCCTGAGCTTCCTGCATACGTTCAATTTCATCGTCTATGACTGGGCCAACAAACGTAGTTATAAAAGGATAATTACTAAGTTTATGAAAAACAACATCAGAATTACTGTACCTCAAAAAGATATACCCCTCATACAAGGGACGATCTCTAACGTAAGCTCCCCGTTTAGTTTGGTATTCTTTCTTAATCTGGGGGTAGAAAAACTTATCTACTTCCGGGACGTTAGCGCGGATATACTCCACCACATTGTCCAAGCGATTGCGCCGTATGACCCAAGAGAACCACTTCTTTTTGTCGCTCATCAGTCTCCCCTTTCAAGCTATCCATACTAATAATAAAGGTTTTTTAGGATTTTCGCAAGTTTTAGTGGCGCTTTTTCCTTTCCAACTCTTCCTTCATGTTTAATCGATCACTGGCTGTTCCCCTAAAGCCTACAACTAAGTCGGGATCATACCCCCTAACCTCCGCTTCGGGGTTAATAGCTTGCACATATTTCTTACAAACGGAGCAAGTAAAACCTACCGTGTTCTCGGAGCCTGTAGTCTCTAAACCACATTCTGCGCATTCTATCACGACAGTCAAATGAGAACGAACCACTTTCTTTTTAGGGAAAGTAAAGGGGAGTCGATCTAAGATATGCTTGTTCTTATCATTGTGGTCGTGGATCATGTCCTTATATTTACGGGAACCCATTTCTTGTTCTAAAGGGGACTGGCGCTGAACTGAGCCAGGAGCTAATTCAGCGTGTGATTTACTAAGCGGGCCGGGGGTTGATGGGTTAGATTGATTCTCTTTAACAAGTTTAGCTACATCTTTCTTCACCGCAGCTACATTTACAGTGCGTGTCGATTTGTTCTTGGCCATATTATTCCTATACGATGTTTACTGTGATACTTGAAACCCCTTCTGGGGTTCTTAAAATTCCCGTCTCTTGTAATAGAGGGGGATTGGCTTGAGTTCCATCAGATTGTCCTAGACGTCCGTCTAAAGTTCCTACTGCTTGATCTATTTCAGGAGAAGTATCGGGGGCGTCATCAGCAATCATTCCCTGAAAAGAAGTGGCTATATTAAATCCTCGAACAGTGATGTCCATCGAACCTAACGCCTGGGCAGCAGGGATATTAAAGGTAAATCCAAACTGTTTTTCTAGGGTAGAATCTCGATCTCGGGGATCAACAGTCTGTCTGTCTACAGATTGTCCATCTATTTGTAAAGTAGCTGAAAAAACACCTCTGAGGTCTTCAACAGTGGTTCTAATTATGATCTGGTCTCCAGGAGAAAAGGTTGCTCCTGGAGCAGGACTATCTATCGTAACTATGGGAAATAGTTTTGCAAAGCTACTACCCGCTAATACCGCCCTTTGTCCGGCTTGGAGGGCTTCGTGAATTTCTGTGTCTATAGAGCGATTGGGAAGTTCGGGACGAAGAGATTTAATCGTATCCAAACTGCCAAGTCTTTTAGGTGTTTCAAAACTTTGCCCGTCCAAAGGTGCGCGTCCTCTATAAGCGCGGACTATTGGATTACGAGTAGAGCCATAAGCTTCGTCAGTGTCTGTGGCTTGAAAATCTATTTCTCGGCCTCGGGGATCATCACCAAGGGGGTAGGTCGGACGCCGTTTAATAAAATCAACGCCTTCTTCTCCGCGTTCAACGTTATCATCAGCCCAAGAATGGCCTAAGCCTCTTCCTTCGGTGTCAGTGCTGTCCCTCTTCTCTACCATCTATTTGCTCCATCAATTTATCGAGTGTTTCAAAGTATTCTTCGAAAGACCCGTTATTGTCAATGATGAAATCAAAATCCGTGTAATCCTTCATGGCGGTTTCGCTTGAATGGTCTGCGCCGACCTCCACTCCGCCGGCATCCCTTAATACCTTAATCAAGGTTCCATCTTCTTTATGGACCTTGTCACCCTCATTAGGATAACGTACGTCCGAAATCACGAAAAAATCATACCCATCTTTTTCATGGTCTGGGATGGTTGTATAGAAAACTGTATCTACCCAGATATCGGGATAAATCTTCCGCATACCCTCACCAACCTTTTGCAAGATCTCACGGGGGCTCATCCCCCATCGAGGATCTATGGCCTCCTTGATCTCTTTAGAACCATAACACTGTTCGTAACTGAGATCAAAAAGTAACATACATACTTGCTTCAACTTGTCCGCAAACGCTACTCGTTTAACTCTGCCTGGGAACTTCTTTTCCCAATATTCGGCGGCAGTATCTTTTCCTACTTGGGCGGTGCACCCCAATCCAATAACTTTCATGTAAAGGTCCTTTCCTAGATTCTAAAGCGGGAGTTCTTGATGGCTTTTTCAAGCCGGGTCACTCCCTGCTTGATCCGATTAGTTTGGGCGGTTACCTTCTTTAAGGCTTTGGTAGTTTCTTTCTGTGCTTTTTTGATTTCCTTTATACCCTTGTCCGAGGGCTTAGAATTGGGCATAACCGTGATCTCAATCATGGCCTCAGGACAATCTTTAGTTTCCCGACAAACGCATGTACCGCGCAAGTATTCTTCGTACGAACAAAAGCAGACAACTTCGCCAGCAGCGTTAAAATTTACGATCCCGTGGAACTTCTCTGACATCAGATTCCAAAGCCTCCACCATGAAAATAATAAGACATGTCTCCAGAAATTTCAAACTCTCCTGAGCTTCCCTCTGTCCTGACTATCCTCTGTAAAATTTCAAACTCTGTCTCTTCGTTTCTTTTTTCTTCCTGAATAACTTTAAAAAGATCTCGGTTCCATTTAGGAAAAAAAGTGTCGCCCTCAATCCCATCTTTACGAATGTGGGTTATATACATTCTATCTACTTTATCTAAAGTCTGCTCGTACAGTTCTTGTCCCCCAATAATAAAAACTTCACTATGTATCGGCGCTACAAAGTCTAACGCTTCTTGTAAATCGTTAAACACCTGCGCCCCAGGCACCTCATAATTCTTTTGGCGGGTAATGATAATATTGTCTCTTCTTGGCAGAGGCTTACCGATAGAGTCAAATGTCTTCCTACCCATAACCACTGCGTGGCCCGTAGTAAGCTCCCTAAACCGCACCAAGTCACGCGGGAGGTGCCAAGGGATAGCGTTATCTTTTCCGATAACATATCGTCCCTCTTTGTCACGGGCATATGCAACGATTATAGATAAGAGCACTAGACAGAAACCTCCGCTTTGATCCCAGGATGAGGAGCATAGTCTAAGAGCATTATATCTCCAAAAGTAAAATCATCTATATCTTCAATTCCGGGACTTAACATCAACTTGGGCAATGCCTTTGGCTCACGGGACAACTGTAACTTAACTTGCTCTATATGGTTCTTATAGATGTGAACGTCTCCGAAAGTGTGGACAAAGTCTCCAACTTCAAGACCGGTGACATGGGCCACCATGTGTGTGAGTAAGGCATAGCTCGCAATATTAAATGGTACTCCTAAGAATACATCTGCGCTTCGTTGGTACATTTGACAAGAAAGCTTACCCTCGTTTACATAAAATTGGAAAAGTAGATGGCAGGGAGGTAGGGCAGCCTCCTCTACTTCGGCAGGGTTCCAGGCAGTTATGATATGTCGTCGGGAGTAGGGATTGAGTTTGATATCGTTG